ATACCTGGGCTTTGCTAAAAAGCATTTCGTTATCGCGCACAGGCAACCTAACAGATAGCTTGCCTGCGGTAGCAAAATCAAAAATAACTATACCGCTGGGACTGAACCAAGACAACCGACCATAGTGAGGAACAACGGCGCGCTGACCAACGCATCCTACCTGAAGAACCTCGGTTTGAAATCCATTTGTAGTAGGCCACAAAGACCGGTCTCGAATATTCGCCTGTATGATGCTGGTGTTGTCGTGAGTAAAAATTGCCAATTGAGGGGATTCAAGACTGGGCGTCTTGGCAAGAGCCGTAACCTCACCAGAAAATTCAAACCCTTGAACTGAACCAAGATAGATTTGTTCTCGAAACGAAAAAGGATTTGAAATATCACTAGCATACACCCGATTTGAATTAGCGACCCAAAGTCTGTCGCCCACCCACATCATGGTGCCACCAATCGGGGTTTCAAACTGGTTATCCCGAATATGACCGGAATCGCTACCGTCATACCACGCGGGGGCCGTATTCCCTCCGTCTTGAATAAAGATAACGTTTCGGGGATTAACTACTTCAATTGGTGAAGAAAATGATGTGTTAGTCCTTTTGGCGGATTGCACCGCTTGCATGAAATAAACTTGCTTGGCGTAAGGAAGCATTTGGACGTTTCTTAGGATTCGGAATTCCAAAAACGGATAGGGGGCCACATACACTGCGCCATCAATAACAACAACCATTTCTTCTAGACCAATCTTAGGTCTGAATATCGAACCTCCCTGAAGATTTCCTTTCGGAAATTTTACCAAGCATCGGTATCCAGGACGACAGCTAATCACACCGCCCGTATTGATGGTGTTCATCCCATTCCAATAATAACCAATCGGTAATTGCCCTGGGTCTCCGTTGGAACTCATTCCACGAAAAAACGTCCCATCAAAATCGAGTATTCGGTTAGCGGCAGCCATAAATTACCGAATGTCATAATCATGTTTATCTCGTGGGTTATTCCGGTCGATAACCTGAATCGGAGTGTAAGTCGTTGTCGGTTCAACCACCTGCTGGGCTTCTAGCTCAAGGCGAACGGCGTCAGCTTCAAATCCATGAGCATCACCTAGTTGCTGGTCTGAATAATGTTTTCGAGCTTGCATTCCTAACAGAAATCCTACGCGAGACCTAAGAGGGACGTGGTCGAACCGGCTTGAAAAAGTGGGATTAGCTTTCCGATAGGCAACCCGAACCCATTTGCAAGACCGGTTAATTTTAATTCGTCGATACTGAGGTAACGTTTCATCCGGTTCATAAACCGCTAGCAAAACTCCAGTCGGACCAGAACTATCAATCGTGCTGAGCCTTACAGAACCAACGGTGACTTCTTTAAACACTCCAGTTATCCGCGCGATTACCGGGGCCTTATCATCGGGCAAGGCTACGCCATAAATTGTAGGCACTCGATAACCATTCAACCATTGTCCATTTTCTTCACGACGCAAAAGTTGTCCCTTATTGTCATACCCATACACAATAAGTTGTTTTCCATTATCAAGTGGATTTTGCAAAAAGGCTACAAGTTGAGAGGGGGTAATTAAATCCCGGTAAGTGCTGTGCCAGTCTCCTTGGTCTTGCCAAGACCAATCGCACACAGTTTTTCCAGCCCGGTCCCCAGGACCGTTAAGGTGAAAATTAAACAGCGTTCCAAAACCTAAAGCAGGGTGTCCGGCGATATTCACAGCTAGCACGGTTTCGATTTCTCGCGGCATAGTAATGCAACGATTACCGCAATCACCATGCAAATGAGGCCGTCCGCCATCACAATGACCGCACCCACGGGTGCAAATATCCAGCCAACCTTTCCAGCCTTCAAAATCACCTTTATTTGCAATCATGGTGACTACATCGCCCATCCATCGGAAAAGTTTTGTATCATCGCAGGTTCCGACGATATGCTTAGCTTCGTCGTAAACACTATCCACCGTGAACACGCTATTCCTTCCCCTTTTGGAGTTTCTCCATCAGACCATCAAGAATATTTTCGACAGAATTTTTTTGGTCGTAAGCGTCGGTAGAATCTTCTTCACCTTCCACATCACAGATTGCTTGAACTTCAATCGTGCAAGCATACCGATGTTCCCCGGCCTTAGTTACGGAGCTTGTTTCGCTTACCTTGCGAAAACGCACCGTAATTTCACCTTTGTCTGGCAGATTCAATTCTTCTTTTCCATCATAGTGAAAAGTAGGATAATCTGGAGAACGTTTGGATTCTGAGGTGCTAACGGCCATCGGATAATCACCGTGGTCAAGTTCAAGAGAAATTTCTTTGTCCATACGTTAAAATAGTGCTTGATTTTAGTCGTTACGGCAGCCCGTATTTAGGTTTAAAATAGTTATCGTAGAGCGAATCCAAGTTTGCATCTGTGTGGTCTATAGTAGAATATACACACAATTCAGCAATATCCGCGTTTGCAAACAAATCCAATGCGCCGGTAAAAGTGCAACCAATCAAATTAGTAACCAAGTTTAAGACGCTTGACCCGGCACTCGTCACCAGTGTTTTATTTTCTCGAAAAACGATGGTGCTGGCGGGGTCGGACCTACGCCAGGTCATGCATCGAAAAGTGTTTTGAGCATTGGTTAATCCATTTGACTGAACCTGATTCGAGGCCGGGAAAAACGAAAGAATATTGGTTCCGGCATCACCGATTCGGACTTGCTCATTTGCTGCATCATGTCCCCACACACAATGGTCATTTGTGCTGGAACTAATCACGATTATTGTAAAATGACCAATCAGCGTTAAGGTCGTATGCGTTAAATAATGCTGACTCGCCGACGTAAATCGAATCACTGGTTTTCCATTTACGATGTTAGTTTTAAATACTGGTCGATTTCCCGCCGTTGCCTGTGCAGCATTCACGCCTGAAGCACTCTGGTCAATCCAAGTATTTCCGCCCCCTCCAATCGGGGTTCCGTCTGCCAAGGCAAAGCTATCAGCCTTATACCACCTAACCAAATTGGACAAGTCTGAGGGTAGTAACGGCCCTGAAGGAGCGAACTGATATGAATTTAATATCATCATACGGTATAAGTGCCAAGCAACCACACTTTTAAGCCTTTGGCTCCGGTTCCTGACGACATAATATTGATTGTAATTTCTGCATCATCGGTAAGTGCCGAAGTAGAAATTACGGGGGGAGTAGCCGACGTTGTGCTAGTTTTTGCTCCAACGTCAATCGTAATTAAAGTGCTAAGCACGGATACGCCGTTTTGCTTAATATCCACCACTACATTACCAGAAGAAGATACCGTGTTTATATTCGCACGAACCGCCGTAAGCGTAGCGGCGCTCGGCATACGAAAAGTAACCTTGGCTGTTCCGGTCGTGAGTGCTGTGGTTTCATCGCTGGCGGCAGCGCCGAGTTGAAACGCGGCATTGACACCGTTGGTGCCGTTTGTTCCGTTTGTGCCGTTAGTGCCTGCGGCACCTTTAATGTTAGTTATGATGGCATAAACACCGGCAGACTTAAGATATACATCCTCAGTAGTGGTATTTAGATAAAAGTCTCCGTTGACGCCGAGTCCGTTACTAGGGGCACCTGCTCCCGAACGCCAGGTGGCTCCGTTTGTTCCATTTGTTCCGTTTGTCCCATTGATGCCATTAGTTCCGTTGGTGCCGTTGGTGCCATTAGTTCCATTGGGACCTTTGATATTGGTGACAATAGAATAGGAGCCATTCGACTTAAAATAAACGTTGCCAGTAAGGTCATCGAGATAGTAATCCCCGTTGATTCCGGTCAGCGCACTAGGCGGACCATTTCCATCGCGCCAAATTGTTCCTGGGGAACCGGCTGGCCCCGGAGGGACCACGGCAGAAATAGTTGAAAGAGCCGTTCGGCGCAAAACTAGCACCCCGTTTTCGACGGACAAAACGAAAACTGAATCGACTGAAGTTGTTAATGGAATGTTGCTGGCTTTCATAAATTTAATGCTAAGGTTTCCAGAAGGTCATCAACGACCACGGACCCGGTTTCGTCTTCAAATAAATCGACAATCCCAATATCAGGATTGCTCGCTACTAAAAAATATTCTGGCGGTTTGATAGTCATCGTTCCGCCCCGCTCAGTTCTGCAAGAATGAACGTGCGGGATTGTTATGTGGCCAGGTCCAAGCTCATCGAGTTCGAGCCATTCACCTATGCCGTCAATCAAAACTGAACCATCAGTGTCTTGCAACACGTTACTTCCGGGGGTTCCTTCAGGAGTTTCCACCCGGTCTCGTTCGACGGGAACAAATCCGCCTCTAGTGAAATGGAATTTTCTCATAGTGCTATTCGATTCTGACAAAGGTCATTGTGGTATTGAGGGCAACCACATCAATAATTCCTGCACCGGAAGCCCGACCCCACAATTCCAAGGATTGGTTAAGTCCAGTAGTAGTTACTAACACGTTGATGACCATTTGTGTGAATTGGTTGGGAAATAGATTAGTGATATTTTGCTCGGACCCGGCTACGTCAGTTGACGTTGTAGAATTTCTCAGCTTAAGAATCGCCGCATCGGCGGTAGTAACCCCGCCTTTTCCGGCAAGAGTGATGACAGCAGTAACAAGGTATTTACCTTTACCCGGAAGCAATAATGCTGGAGCAGAGTTAGTAAATGTTACGGCGGTATAAGTAACCGGCAAATCAAAGTTTGTCCCAACCGACGCATGATAATACCCATTCTGAAGGGTAACTGTTTCCCCCGCAGGACCTTGAGGACCGGGATTTCCTTGAGGACCCTGTATTGAATTTCCTTGTGGACCCTGGGGACCAGTAACGAGCACAAGTTTTCCAGCAGAAATCGTCCCGGAAGCCCCATTAACAGCTTGAACCAATTGAAGAAATAACACCCCCGAAGTATCAGCAGTATTCACTAAATACCACCCGGATGCTTGAATGAAAACATAAGTGTTGGGTAAAATAGCCGGGTTATACGCGGTGCTTACCTGAATGTTAGGGGAACTTGAAGTTGGTTGAGTGAATCCGGGAATCGTTACTGTATAAGCGTTATGTCCATTGGCTCCAGGTGCGCCGGGAGAACCTTGGGGACCGGTTAATCCAATTATTCCTTCCTCAAACAGCCGAAGAAAATAACACGCTAGTCCTTCGTCTTCACTTCGGGGATTGTTCGACAACCCAACGTCCAAATTACAAGGAAGGGACCATTTAACTTGTCCATTTACTTCCGTCTTGGTTATGGCACCAAAAAACTGGGCGGTAAAATTTGAAATCTGGGACGGCAAACTTTCGCACGCAGGAGTGTTAGCGCCGTCTCTATGGCAAGGATTTTCACAATCATGCCGATGTTGATTTCCGTCGCAATCGCAAGACATATTTACTTTTTAGTTAACTGTTCAACCGTGGCTCTCAACCCACCATGACGATGTGCAAACCACCAAATTCCAACGGCACCTAGTCCGACCGACATAATAAGAATCTCGTGCCCAACAAGCAAAGACGGTAAAATAATAAGTGCAATTCCTGCGGCGCATGCTGCGGCGCTAGTAGTTACGCTTCCTACAATCAGCTTAAGAGGGGGATAAAAAAGGCTGGCAACTCCAAACAAAAAAACTAACAGCCCAACCCAAACTACACTTTTAAGCGAACTAAGTTTAGCGGCAAGGGCGCGCGCCGTGTCTTTCTGGGCTGCACCAATACTGACTTCGTTTCGTTCCGTAGTGCGCACACCTACAGGAGTTTCCGTAATGCGCTCATATTTCTGAGTAGTAGGCGCTTGGGGATTCTGGGATTGCCTAAGCTCGCTAACTGTCCCATCGGGAGAGCGGGTCCTATAGTGTCCGGGTTTTAAGGGAAAGTAAGCGCATCCCGTAAAAATCAACAGAATTGCAAAAGCTAAAAATTTCATTTATCTTTGGGTGGGGGTTGTGGTTGGGCTTGAACGGAGACTGAGTCTGCCAATATGGCTTTTTTTCGTTCTGAAAAGAACCACGTCCATCGACTTATTCGCGCTGGTCTGACTGGTGATTTATTTTTCAGCAAGTGAATCTTTCGTAAAATATAAATAACCGTAACAACGGCTACCCCAATTTGTCCAAGAGAAACGAAGGCGCTGAAAACTGGTTGAATGGCGTCAGCCCATTTATGTATTGCTTCGAGTCCAATATTGCTTGCGCCGAGCAACATCATTAAATTGTGCTCGTTACTCATATTGGTTACTTGGCAAGGATTTGCTTGAGAACTAAAAGTATTTTTCGTAAAAGTTCCTCGGCGGTATCGCCAGGTTTCGGGTCTGTGTTGTCTGCGGGCATAAATTTTCTTTCTATTTAACTTTAAGAGTCGATAGGCCGGGAAGACCTACCGACTCTTTTCACCTACTACCCCTGACCACTGAATTACAGCGGGAACTGAGCACCGGGAGGCAGAACCGGAGTAATAACATCCAGCGGGTTGCCCACGCTAGGAGTTTCGTTGTCCCCACACACCCCGATGGTGCTGAAGCTGTCGGACCCAGAGAAGCTGGACGCGGTTGTATCGAGGCAGCTAATCAAACCGAGGTCGGCTTTGCAGCGTTGATACAGAATTGGAACGATGTGCTGCGGGCGCAAAGGCCGGTAAGCGCGGGTAATTTGGTATTTGTGCCAACCAAAATCTCCCCACTCGTTACACTGATTGTCGATGTGGTAGTGCCATTCAAGCTCGCCCATGTGCAACTGAGGCGCGAATTTGAAAGACCCTTCACCAACATACTTCTCAGGAACCAGGCGCTCAAAAGAGCCGTCCGCAATCAGCACGCCGACTTCATACAGCGCGCCGAGCCAAGCCGGATTAGGTTTGGCGAACGCGGTTTTACGTGCCGGGTTACTCACAATCGTAACCGGGTCAACCAGAGCGAGGGTGCCGTCTGGATTGAAACCAGTAGCCCGAAGCGGACGCTGGTCAACACCAAAAGCAATACCTCGATAAGCCGGAGACTGCTCGAAGCTATAAGCCGTCAAAGTCGTTTCACCGAGCTTGTAGCCGCCAGTCGTGAGAGCAACCATGACATTTTGCACCCCAACTTCGGAGCGAAAATACTCAACCTGGTCTGACCCACCGATAAATCGGAAATGGGGCATACCCTTGTCGTTGGCAAACCACTCAGCGAAAAGAACTTCTCGCATGAACCGGGCGATGTAATGCAGTGCCTTGAAGGTCATCGGACCGGTCGGCAACAGCGGAGCGAATTTAACGCCCAGGTCGGTTTCGAGACCGCCAGTAAACAGCGAGTCAAAATCGTAGTTGGCATTGGCCGTGAACTTAGAAGCCGAACGCAGATACAACTGGGCGCGAACGTCCGCGTTGATATACTGGGTAATCAGTTTCTTCATGGAGTCTTCCGCCATGACGTAGCTGCCCTTGAAGGCCGCGTAACCTTTCTTAACGCAAATATTAGGGCCACGACCACGGAAAGATTCCAGCCGGAGGGTGAAATCAACAGTGTCGGTAAGGTCCTGAATACCGTTTTGACCACAAATTTCGGTATCACACACGAAATTGGGGATAGCGAGGCTATCGCCAGGAGCGGCCTGCATCTGCACGACCGAACGGATTGAGTCAGAAACGCCGGAGGGGAACACTCCACCGCCGATAACGTTCATATAGGGAGCGTTAGCAGCGAGAGCCTTAGCAATTGTCCCGACAATTCTGTTCGTGTCTTTTGACGCGATGTCAGAGATTGCGCTGGGATCGTCACAAAAAAATGGCATAAATCACAAAACTTTCTACATATTTCGCATTGCGAAATAAAGACGTTACAACGGAGTCTCATGCCGTCGCGTAAAAAAATTCCTTTACGCAGGACTTTTTTGTTTTCGCTGTTGGCCGTCAGCGGATTTTAGGCCGTTCCCCGTGAACCGAGCAGGGCACCAGTAAGGTTCAAAAAGAAGTGCTCAGAAGAAGTAACTCTGTCAACTCAAGAAGTTCTGCGAATATAATCTGCTGCTTTAATCAAACGAGAAAAATTGTCACTAAATAACCCCAACCCAAAATTACAACTTCTACACAAAATTCCTCTTACTTTTCCGGTGTTGTGGTCGTGGTCAACATAAGGAGAGTTTCCTCTATGAGTTCCCGATAGTTGAGTTGAACAAATCCCACACAACCCTTTTTGGGCTTCAATAATTAGTTTAAAACTTTCATCAGACAATCCATACATTCTTTTTCTGCATTGGATTGCGACTTTTTCAGGATTACGCCGTTTCCAGGCCCTTGCCGCCAATACCTGTCGTTTTCTTTCTTCTGGATTGTCTCGACGGCGGCGCGCATTCTCAGCGTTACATTTTTTGCAGTCGCTCCGATATTGAGTCTCTCCTTTATATACGCTCGTCGGAGAAAATTCTGAAATCTCTTTAATCACACCACATTTATTGCAAGTTTTCATGGTTCAATATACACTATCTTCGTCCTGGGGGCAAGCCTCGCAAATAAGTAACATGCTCGTTTACCAGCCGGTCAAGAACCGGTTTAGTCTTGATTTGATGAATCATATCTCGACCGTATATCCGAACCAAATCTGCCATTGTCTCCAGCCCATGCTGACTAGTGGTTTCAAAGCTAGCCCCGGAATGAAAATTAAAATGCGCATATCCGCTACCACAAATAAGCTGCAACATGTAGTGGTCAATGCAGTTTGTTGGAAAAGGCATTGTCCATCCTTCCGGCGAGACTCCTGTATAAGACGTAGGCAAATTATCGGCAGTTCCTAACATTCCCATAATCACTTTTCGGGACATGAAATAAGGAGGTTGCAAAGCAATCTTCGGAAGTAACGACGGCGCAGGATTAGTATCAAGAACCTCATTACTCCACAACATATCAGGATGGTCATATAAATAGCGAGGCAGTCTTTGCGCCAGACACACGCTATCGGCATCATTGAACAAAAAATATTTCTGCGGGAAGACTAGCAGCATTTCTAAAAACTTACGTTGACGTTCAAGTGTTTGAGGACCAATCCATCCCTTTTCTCCGGCCCATTGACAATGAACCCGGCTGTCTGCTACCTTAGTTATTGGGGCGTCAGCAGGCGATAAAATTACCACCGGGCATCCATGATGCAAATAGTATGGAAGGTTGTTTTCAACTTGCTGCTGGTCTCCAGCATAAGCACTTACTGCAACGAGTGTATCAGGATTCGGGTGGCTCATAAAATTCACGCGCCTCTCGGCACATATTAACCTGCCAATCAGTTTTAATCGGATGACAAAAGCAGGTTCCCCGGTATCGAATACGATAATCAAGTTGTTGCCATGCCGCCCGTTCTGGGTCGGATTCTGTCGCACGAAAAATGTAACGGTTTTGATGTTCTAATTCAGTGAAAGCTCGATGCTCTAGTCCAGCTTCACAAGACCACGCTAGCATAGCATAATCAATATACGGCGTTATTGGATGAACAGCTACGCGCGGACTGGCCTCTAAAATCTTTTGTATCGACTCGCGCGTGAGAAAATAAGGAGGCTGGGCGGCTATCTTAGGGTATGGACTGGAGTGGGGCCTGGGTTCCGTTACTTCGTTTGACCATAAAGTGTTGTAAGCCCCAGCATACAACCGAGGGTCGATTTTGGCGGACACACAAAAACTGTCGGCATCATTTAAAAGAAAATATTTCTGGGGATAGCTTAACAAAATCTTAAGATGCTCGTGCTGTCGCGTCCACGAATCTGCCCCAATATAAGCCCGCTTTCCTGCAAACCGGCTTTCAGCACCAGGAATAATTACGGGAGAATCCGAAGGACTAAGGACGACCACTGGGCATTTGTGCGCAAGATGTATTGGCATCGCCCGCTCAACTAGAGCCGCGTCGCCCTGAAAACAATGAATTGAAATAAGCGTATCTTCATTCATGGTATTACCGCATATCATCGTAAATTTTGTCTGCGTGTGGCTCAAGCAAACTATCGACATAATCTGCATATGTTAACCGCAGCCCATCCATTAACGTATGTTTTGGTTTCCACCCAAGCGCCGACATCTTTGAACCATCTAAGGCACGATGTGGGGTGCCATCAGGTTTTGAATGGTCCCATTCCAATCCGTTTATATACTCAACAGTGTTAGCGCAAGCGGAAGCCAACTCTCTAATGGAGACTGGGTTGCCTGAACCGATATTAACTGGGGATTCGTCACTATACTTTTCTATCAAGGTAATACACGCATCGGCGCAATCGTCAGAATATAAAAACTCTCGCGTTGGATTACCCGTTCCCCAGCATCGCACCCATAGGTCATTAGCAAGTTTGGCTTCGTGAAATTTTCGTAACAATGCGGGCAGCACATGGGCGCTAGTCAAATCATATTTATCCCCTGGGCCGTAAAGGTTGGTCGGCATGGCGGAAATAAAATCACATCCATACTGTCTTCGATATGCTTGGCACAATTTCACCCCGGCAATTTTGGCCAACGCATACCATTCATTCGATGGTTCTAGCGGTCCAGATAACAACGAATCTTCTCGAATCGGCTCTGGCGCAAGGCGCGGATACGCACACGCAGAACCCATGAATATCAATTTTTTAACTCCGTGTTTAAACGATGCTTCTATAAGGTTATTTTGTATCTGCAAGTTCTGAAATAAAAAATCAGCTTCGTGATTGTTGTTACTGCAAACCCCACCTACACGCGCAGCGGCAATGAACACATACTCTGGTTTTTGTTCGATGAAAAAATTTTGCACAGCGGCACGCCAAGTAAGGTCAAGACTGGAATGTGAACGGGAAATCAAATTCGTAAATCCTTGCGCGCGTAATTGTCGAACAATTGCGCTGCCGAGAAGTCCGCGATGACCAGCTACATAAATCCTAGAGTTTTTCTTCATATAAATCGGCGTTCACCATCGTTTGAACAAGTCCTTCAAAGGTCATTCGGGGAACCCACCCCAGTTTTTCACGAGCTTTGCTTGCATCACCAATGAGCAAATCCACTTCTGCGGGCCGGGCATATTTAGCATCGTATTCCACATAATCCTGCCAATCTAAACGGACATGTTTAAAAGCAACTTCAAGAAACTCTCTAACACTGTGAGTTTCCCCCGTCGCAAGAATGTAATCGTCCGGCTCGTCCTGTTGCAACATGAGCCACATTCCCTCGACAAATTCTTTGGCGTATCCCCAATCACGTTTTGCGTCCAGGTTTCCCAAGTAAAGTTTTTTCTGCGTGCCCGCGAGTATGTTAGCTATAGCGCGCGTAATCTTACGGGTAACAAACGTTTCACCTCGGCGGGGACCCTCGTGATTGAAAAGAATCCCGTTACTAGCATGCAACCCATAAGATTCACGGTAGTTGACTGTCATCCAATACGAAAAAACCTTGGCGCAACCGTATGGAGACCTAGGATAAAACGGCGTCGTCTCCCGCTGGGGAATTTCTTGAACTTTTCCAAACATCTCGCTAGATGATGCTTGATAATATCGAACCTTGGTAGAATTCTCCCGTATCGCTTCAAGTAACCTCACAGTGCCTGTAGCATCGGTATCGACAGTGTATTCGGGGCAATCAAAAGACACCCGAACATGACTTTGCGCCGCTAAATTATATACCTCGTCTGGTGCGATTTTTCCAATTAACCGAGCCAGGCCAGAGCCATCCCCCAAATCTCCAAAGTGCAACTTGAGGTCAGAGAAAATATGGTCAATGCGCGAGGTGTTCAGGCTGGAGGACCGGCGCACAATTCCGTGAACGTCATACCCTTTTTCTAATAGCAACTCAGCCAAGTAACTTCCATCCTGACCAGAAATTCCCGTGATTAGCGCAGTTTTCATAATAGCGTTTTTCGTGCAAAATTAAGGGCTGAAAAATCTTTAACTCCATGAAGATATACCGTTCCGCTGTCTTGAAACCGTCTCAGGTCGGATTCACTAAGGGTGCTGG